AAAAATGAAAATAAATATTTTTTAATTTAAAGTTAAAAAATAATAATAAAAATAATAATAAAAATAATATGAAAAAGATAACTATGTTGTGTAGTTATCTTTTTTTATAAAAAATTGAATTTAAATAATTATTTATTAAAAATACTATAAAATGACGCTACTAGTAACAGTAGACACTCTTGATGAAATATTTAGGTTTACAGATAAACCACAATTTGTATTGTACTTTAAGAAATTGATGTCAAGACAAACCATACGAGTTTTGTACAAAAAATTGTCAATAGACAAACAAGCTAAAAAAGGTAATTTACAAACAATCAAGTACCTTCATCTTATTGGTGCTGAGTGTACTACCAATGCTATGAAGTGGGCAAGTGAAAATGGGTTTCTTGATGTCGTAAAGTACCTTCACGAAACTGTTGGTGCTGATTGTACTACAAATGCAATGAACCAGGCAAGTACTAATGGGTTTCTAGATGTTGTCAGGTACCTACATGAAACTGTTGGTGCTGTTTGTACTACAAATGCAATGGACTTGGCAAGTAATCGTGGTCACCTTGAAGTTGTAAAGTACCTACATGAAACTGTTGGTGCTGTGTGTACTACATATGCAATGAACTGGTCAAGTAATTATGGGTTTCTCGAAGTTGTAAAGTACCTACACGAAACTGTTGGTGTTGTGTGTACTACAAAGGCAATGACCAGGGCAAGTGATAATGGTCATCTTGAAGTCGTGAAATATTTACACGAAATTGTCAAAGTGTAATGTATGCTAAAAATAAAAACATAAAAATAAAAACATAAACATAAAAAATACATAAAAAAGTCAACTACGCAACGTAGTTGACTTTTTTTATTGACAAAAAATTGTGTAGATTAAAAAAAGTAATTTAATTTGGATATACAAATGTAAGTACAGTATGTCTAAACAACCAAATTTCGGAAAAAGTTTGTCTGGATATACTCCATTGTCAGCTGCAGTATTAGAAACTATTGGAGAATCTGTAGCTGCTGTTATGAGCAGTGGTTTAACATTGAATAATGTAACTATATCAGGCGGGACTATTGATGGTGTTACAACAGGTTCCAGTAGCCCTGGTATACTTTATGTGACAAATTTTTATTCAGGACAACCTGGAATAGGTTATGCAGGGTGTTTTTATGGTAATACAGTTGGTAAATCTGCCTGTTGGGATCCTGTAACAGCAACTTGGAATATTTCAGGAAATTTAACAGTTACAGATACATCAAAATTTGGAAATTTACAAATACTTAATAATACATTAAGTTCAACAAATCCCAATGGAAATATTTTTATAAACACCTTAGGAACTGGTGTATTAAATATTACAGCACCTATAAACCAAACTACTACAAATGGAAATATCATTTTTAATACTACAAATGGGACGTACAATCTTAATTCTGGGTTAACTAACACTTTAAATAGTGGTACAAATACAGACATTACAACACAAAATGGAGATATAACACTTGAAACAGGTTTAGCAATACCATTGAGTAATATAACGTTTATAACAACTGGTGTTTCAAGTGTTACTGTTACTACAAGTACTAATCACGGTCTTGTAACAGGAGATAAAGTCACTATTACTGGTACAAATAATGGGACAGATGGTGTATATACAGTTGGTACTATTTTTTCTAATACAACATTTAGTATTCCAGTTTCTAGTCCAGTACTGTCCACTGGAACAGTTGGAACAGTAGTAAAACATAATAATATATATTTAACAGCATCTGATAGTATTTATATACCACAAGACACATTATTAACGTTTGGCGACGTTAGTACTTTATCTACAGATGGGACAAATACTATTTTAGATACTGGAACTGGCAACTTTACAGTAAATGGTGATTTAAAGGTTATTGGTGACACAACATACATAAAAAGTACTGTAGTAAGTATAGATGATCCTGTTTTCAATGTTGGTGGTATTGACCCGCTTATTGTAGATGATGGTATGAACAGAGGAATATCTGGAAAATATTATGATACAACATCAAAATTAATGTTCTTTGGAAGAAATTCTTCAGGATGTTTTACTTATATACCAGATGCAATAGAAGTTAGTCCGAATGTATTTACAGGAACACCAGGTTGTATGACTGTTGGTCCTTTGACATCTACTAATGTTACAATAACAGGTGGTGGAACTATAACTGGGTTAACCAATCTTACAGTTCCAACCTTAAATACATGTAATATTACCTGTACTGGGGTGATGACGATAACTGGAACATCTGGTGTAAACATAGTATCACCATTAGTTACAACGTCATCACATTTTACAGCTACTGGGACTATAACTGGGGCAACAGGTGTATTTACAGGAGTTATATCAGGTGGTTCAAGTACTATTACAGGGAATACAACAACAGGGTCATTAAATGTCACAAATAACACAACAACTGGTACATTAACAGTAAATAATCTCGCAACAGTAGGGTCATTAAATGTTACAAATGATGTACACATATTAGGAGATCTAATAGTAGACGACACAATCACAACACTAGATATAACATCAACAGGTACTGCAAATGTTAATAATCTTAATATAACAGGAATAATAACAGGTCTTCCAGGTATAACAATAGAACACTTATCAATTACGGGAGGTGGAGTTGTTAGTCCGGCCGCAGCTATAAATATTACTTTTATAAATATCACATCTTCAGGTATAGCTACAGGAGTTCTTCCAAATGGAACAGTTGATGGTTTTATAAAGTATATTTTTATTTCAAGTAGCGTTAGTGGTAGCAGTTATAAATTAACAGCTACAAGTAATTTAATAGATATTGGAACGGGTACAACAGCATCTAAAGTATTGACATTTAAAACAGCAGGATACAGTATAGTGTTAATGTGGGACCACAACAATAGTCATTGGCTATTTATAAATGCAGGTGTTTGTATTGGTAGTACTTAAAAAATAAAATGTATAAGTACATATGGTAGATGATAATGAATTGGTAAAATTACTTTTAAATTTTCCAAACAAACCATGGGAATGGAGTTAGTCCTGTTCAATTAAAAATTAACTAATTTTAATATTATTCAATAATAATTAAAAAACTCATTTAATTTTGTTTAAAAAATAAAGTTAATTACTAATTAACACCCAGGTATATACGACAGTTGTTTATGAATATAAGTTTTTGTACATCAAATCAAGCTGCAAAATTTCTAAATATACACCCAAACACTCTTAGATCTTGGGAAGAACAAAATATAATTTCTAGTTTTAGAAGTACAGAAAAAGGACATAGGCGTTATAATATTCAAGAATTTTTATCTAAACGTCTAAAAAACGAACTAGAAAAACCTAAACCTAAACAAATAATAAATATTTGTTATTGTAGAGTTTCAAGTAGAAACCAAAAAGAAGATCTAAAAAACCAAATCGAATATCTTAGATCAGTTTATCCTGGTCATGTCATCATTACAGATATCGCCAGCGGGCTTAATTATAAACGAAAAGGATTGCAAAAAATTTTGGACTACGCAAACCAAGGAATTATCGGACAACTCGTGGTTACCTATAGAGACAGATTGTGTAGATTTGGATTCGAACTTATCGAATACATTATCAAGTTATCTGGTGGAGAAATCTTGGTTCTCAACCAAGTTGAAAGTTCCCCGCAAGAAGAAATGGTTAAAGACCTCACAAGTATCATTCATATCTTCAGTTGCAGATTATATGGCCTCAGACGATATAAAAAAACAATCAAAGAAGAAAGTAAAACCTGATAAAATAGTTAAGTGTTTATATTGCGACGAAAATGTTGAATTAGACAGTAATAAATTCTTATGTAAGACACATTTATTAGATCATTCAAATGATTTAAAATGTAATGCCATTACATCATCTAAAACCCAATGTAAGTATAATGCGACATATAATGGATTTTGTGGTCACCATATCACAGTTCCAAGTTTAGAAGAACATGTTGAAAGAACTTTTAATACTTCAAGAAAAATTTTATTAAAACCAACAAATGAACAGAAAAATTTACTAAGAAAATGGTTTGGAGTATCTAGATTGTGTTATAATACAGCAGTTTCTAATTTAAATAATAAAACATCAAATTTTTCTAATGTTCGAGACATTGTAACTAAAAAATTAGATCATATAGATTATTGTAAAATCGTACCATTAAAAATCAAACAAGAATCAGTTAATGATGCAATAAAAGCAGTTAGTAATGCTATTTTAAAATATACTAAAGTTAAAAAATTTCAAAAAGTCAAATATAAATATAAAATGGCTCCAAGTCATAGTATTAATATTAATAAAGAAGCGATTAGAAAATTAGATGATAAGACTTTATGTATTTATCCTAGAACTTTAGGATCAATAAAATGTTCAGAAAAAATTCCTGATTTGTTAACACATTGTAGGATTACTGTAAAATATAATAGATATTTTTATATATGTATTCCAATGGAGCTCGAATTAAACAAAAACGAACCAGTTTTTAAAAATAATGTGGTAGCATTAGATCCAGGAGAAAGAACATTTAACTCGTTTTATAGTAACAATTGTGTTGGAAATATTGGAATGGACGCACGTTCTAGATTTTATAAAATTTTTGATAATTCAGATCTACTAGTTTCAAAACAGAAAAAATTAAAAAATAAAAAGAAAAAAACAAGAGGGAAAATACGAAGAAAGTTACAAAACAAGATAAAACATTTGAGAAAGAAATATCTGACTTTAATATCTAAACCAACGCGTCTTGCAAAAGAACTTCATTCAAAAACAGCATTATTTTTGTGTAAAAATTTTGACACTATACTAATACCTGATTACAGTTGTAAAAAATTATCAAATAATCTAAATTCAATTGTAAATAGATCAAACCAGGCATTATCCCATTATGCTTTTAGAATAAGATTATTCCATACAGCAAAAAGATTTAACAGAAAAGTGCATTTAGTAAAAGAATCATATACATCAATGACATGTACATCATGCGGAGATCTTAATAACAAAGATAGTTCACCAATTTTGACATGTTCAAATTGTAAAACAATAATGAACCGAGATTTACGTGGTTCACGTAATATATGGTTGAAAAATATAGTAAGTATACAAGAACTCTTATAATTATTATATTTGGGGAGCTACTACCCCAATATGTCTTCACGATAACTCTTAACGGTTTTGAACAGATTGTTAAAATTTGTTCTTAATTGTTAAGAATAGTGAGGAATTTAGTAGCAGATGGATTAGTGAAAATCCTAATATAACAATGGACACCATCCAAAAGTACCCAGACAAACCATGGGATTGGGCTTCACTAGTTACTTCGATTATTACTAATTCTTTATATTTATTGATAATACTCAATAAATATAAAATATTTGCGTTTTATTTAAAAAAATAAACT